GCCAATCGCTGCAGCTGACGAGTTTGTCGGCTCAATCGCTGGCCGCTACCAGCTGCACGAAGAAGCCTGGCGCTTCGCCAACAAAGAGTATGACCGCCTGATTGCCAATGGCATGGATGATGTCGCAGCCCGTGCCGAGGTGGAGGGCAAGGTTGGCCAGCTGCTTACCGAGCGCCCACGCGACATGCAAGAGAGCATTGAAGGCATGCGCCGCATGGTGACACTGCAAGACACCATCAGCAAAGAGGGTGCGCTTGGTGAGACTTACTGGTGGAGTAACCAGATCTTGAACTTGGCCCCGATCAAAGTGATCGTGCCTTTTGCCAAGACGGTGACCAACTTGTTCATTGAGGGGTCGAGCTACATTCCAATGCTTAACACCCTGTCGCCTCGCTTCTATGACCTGTGGAGCAAAGGCGGTCGCCACCGTGATGTGGCCATTGCTCGCTTGTCCATGGGTGGCACGGCCATCACTGGCGCTGCGATGCTGAACTTGGACAACAGGATCACCGGCTCTGGACCATCACAGACCGAAGACCGCCAGTCTTTGCAAAACTTAGGCTGGCAGCCTTACTCAATGGTGTTTGACAAGGGCGAGATCAGCGAGCAGAACATTGAGCGCCTGAGTGCCATCACCAAGGTTGGCGTTGGCCCAGACAAGGTGTATGTCAGCTACGCCAGATTCGACCCTGTCAGCATGATCCTGTCCATGGGCGCTGACATGGCCGATGCCAGCAAATTTGACCGGCACCCCGACCGCGAGGATTGGCAGGTCATGGCCATGGCTGGCATGACGGCAACAGGCGAATACATGAGCAACCTGCCACTGATGCAAGGCCTTGGCGAGATGATGGCTGTGGCCAGATCCCGGTCAACTGACACTGGTGAAAAGATTGTCCAGATGTTTGATGCGCTGGCCAAGCAATACGCAAACTTCTTGTACACCGGCACGCCAGGTCTCGGCATCACCAACAGCACGCTGATGGCCCACATTGAGCGCTTGGTTGACCCCACAAGGTCCAACACCAAGTCGCCTGAGATGAACACGCCACCCGGCCTGCGTGCCTTCTACGAAGCTCGACAGCGGGTCATGTCGCGCATCCCAGGGCTGTCTGAGGGTGTGCCGCCAATGCTGGACAATTTGGGCCGTGAGTCTGCCGTTCGCAATCGTGGTCTGGATTATTGGGCCAACTGGTCGCCCATTGTCCAAGCGACCGAGGGCAGAAGCTCCGAGGTGGACGAGATCTTGGCCAGCCTAAACTTTGGCATCGCCAACCCCAGCGAAACATGGGACGGCGTGCGCCTATCATCTGGCCAGATCAATCGCTTCAAGCGCTTGTATGGCCAAGAGATCTTGGACGATGGCATGAACCTTGAGCAGCGCATTCCGTATGAGCTGAAGCAGGCCGAGGCTGATGCCAATGCGTCTGGTGAGCCATTGCTGGTCGGGGACAAGCAGAAGCTGATCAGCTCAATTGTTGAGCGCTATCGGTCCATGGCAAAGTTCAAAATGATTGGCGGTCCTGATGGTGAAACTGATGAAGAGGGCGGGATTGAGTTCCCAGATCTGTCGTCTGCCATGCAGCGCAATCGTGATATTTCAAGGACATACGGGAAGTAATTCCGTACAATTTACAGCTGAAAGGATTGAGCCATGAGCGTCCCAATTTCCAACGTGACCAGGCGAGTGGTGTATGTGGCCAGTGGCACTGGCCCTTACAACTTTACTTTTGAGATTCTGAGCAACACTGATGTCGCGGTTTACCGCGATGAAACTCTGTTGACGTTGACCACCGATTACTCCGTTACCATCAACAGCAATGGCACCGGGTACATCACCCTGGCTGCGTCACCAACTGGGGCAGATCAGATCGCCATTATTGGCAACCGCACCATCCAGCGAACCACAGACTTCGTGACTGGTGGCGACTTCTTTGCCAACACAGTGAACGACGAGATGGATCAGCAGACCATCTTTGCCCAGCAAAATGCCGAGGCAATTCAGCGTGCGCTTATTGCTCCGCAGACTGACCCGACAAACATCAACATGACGCTGCCGCGAGCTTCGCTGCGCGCCAACAAAACGCTTGGCTTTGACTCTTCTGGCAACCCAGCTCTTGGCGAGACTCTTGGCACAAACCGAGGGAACTGGGCAAGCGGCACGTTGTATTACGTCCGAGACATTGTCAAAGACACCAGCAACAACAACATTTGGCAGTGCTTGACGCAGCACACATCAACTGGTTCGCAGCCAATCAACACCAACACAGACAGCGCAAAATGGTCTCTGTTGGTGGATGCTGCGAGTGCCAGCACCTCGGCCACCAACGCTGCGGCATCAGCCTCTGCTGCTGCCACATCCGCAACAAACGCAAGCAACAGCGCAAGCGCGGCCAGCACATCAGCGTCCAACGCTTCTACCAGTGCTACCAATGCGGCCAGCTCGGCCACATCTGCAAGCAACGCGCAGACCGCAGCCGAGGCAGCACGCGATCAGACGCTGGCTGTTTACGATTCCTTTGATGACCGATACCTGGGTAGCAAGACCAGCGACCCATCTGTTGACAATGACGGCAACGCGCTGGTGGCTGGATCGCTGTATTTCAACAGCGTGTCTGGAATTATGAAGCTGTACACCGGCAGCGCATGGGTGGCTGCTTATGTGCAGGGCGTGGCAAGCAGCATCAACTTCACCCCTGCTGGTGGCGTGGCTGCGACCAATGTGCAAGCAGCGATTCAGGAACTGGACACAGAAAAAGTACCTCGCACATCAACAACTGGATCGGCTCTTGTTCCGGCTGGTACAACGGGGGAGAGGGACGGCAGCCCTGCAACTGGTTATTTCCGTTTCAACTCTACGCTGTCTAAGTTTGAAGGCTACAACGGCACAGCATGGGGATCTGTTGGCGGTGGTGCAACAGGTGGCGGAAGTGATGCTGTGTTTGTTGAAAACGACCAAGTGGTGTCGGCCAACTACACCATCCCATCAACACGAAATGCCATGAGTACAGGACCGATCACGGTCAACTCAGGCATCACAGTAACGGTTTCCAGCGGCGCACGTTGGGTTGTCCTTTAAGGAAGAAATATGCCAGTCACAATTGATGGAACAAACGGCATCGCAACGCCAGACCTTGAGTCTGCTGGACAGGTATTGTCTAACGGTCTTGCCACAAGCTTATACCCGCTTGTCTCTGGCGCTGCCGTGGCATCCACCTCGGGCACTTCGATTGACTTCACGGGCATCCCATCGTGGGTCAAGCGGGTCACGGTGATGTTTAGCGGTGTGAGTACCAACGGAACTTCTGCAAAGCTTTTGCAATTAGGCGCAGGCTCTGTAACAACATCTGGGTACACAGCAGTTTGTGCCACAGTTTATGCAGGGGCGTCTTATACTGCATTAGCTACATCAACTGCCGGATTTATTGTTTCGGATAATAACGCAGGCAACTTATTGCACGGAACTTACGTGTTTACATTAATTTCTGGTAATACGTGGGTTGGTTCTTCTGCAATGAACACATCTGGTTCTCTTCCTTACGGATTTACTGGAAGTGGAAATATTGCACTCGGCGGCACACTTGACCGAGTTCGCATCACCACAGTCAACGGCACTGACACCTTTGACGCTGGCTCCATCAACATTTTGTACGAGTAAGGAACAACCATGAGTCAAGTAGCTCTTTCAAGCAACGCCAGCGGCACAGGCACGTTCACGATTGCCAGCCCCAACAGCAACACCGACCGCACACTGACGCTGCCTGACGCAACAGGCACAGTGGCTTTGAACGGCACAACCATAACTTCGGGCACAGCGGTCGCGTCAACCTCCGGCACTTCGATTGACTTCACTTCGATTCCATCGTGGGTTAAGCGGATTACGGTAATGTTCCAAGGCGTGAGTACGAATGGAACATCTGTACTAATCGTACAGCTTGGCGATTCTGGTGGAATCGAAACATCTGGCTATTTAGCAAAAGGTGGTTTTACCCAAGACGCTGGTGCAAGTGGTGTTACAGCTTTTACAACAGGTTTTGGAATAAGTGCTCAAAACAATGCGGGTTCAATTTATCACGGGCATGTTGTTCTAACAAGTTTTGGTAGTGGGAATACTTGGGTTGCCTCTGGTGTTTTGGGTCGTTCAGACGCCGTTGTGCTGCTTTCTCTTGGTGGAAGCAAATCGCTTTCCGACACACTCACCCAAGTTCGCATCACCACAGTCAACGGCACAGACACCTTCGACGCCGGAACCATCAACATCTTGTACGAGTAAACCACCATGAAAGTCATTGAATCAAACTGCCAAACTGGTGAAGTCACCGAGCGCGACATGACGCCAGAAGAAATTGCCGCAGCGCAAGCGGCGCATGATGCGTGGCTGGCCGAACAGCCACAAGCAACTGAGGAGCAACTTGCATGACCATCGAAGTAAACGGCTCCGGCACACTGGGTGGGGTTCTGTCGATCCCCGAGAGCGTGACCATCACGGCTTCAGCGCCAACATCCACGACCAACTACGACTATGTTACGCAGTCGGTTCAATACTACACAACCAACGCAAGCGCCAACTTCACATTGAACATTCGCGGCAACAGCTCAACAACTCTGTCCAGCCTGCTGGCGGTGGGCAAGTGCGTGACGCTGGTGTTGATGGTGACAAACGGGGGCACAGCCTACTACCCCAACGTGATCCAAATTGACGGCAGCACGATCACCCCTGAGTGGCAAGGCGGCACAGCGCCAACGGGCGGCAACGCCAACAGCATTGACGTCTACACCTTCACGGTCATCAAGACTGCGGCCACACCCACATACGTTGTGCTTGGCGCTCAGGCTCAGTTCACATAAAGGCTGGTTATGCCAATCCTTACAACTCGCGCTCTGTCTAGTGCAAGGGGCTTTGGCTTTGGTTCTGGCGCACGTTTTTTGTTGACGATCAGTACCAATCAATCAAACTTCAACTTGCGCACATTTGCTTTGGCAAACGGCTGGAACGGTAGCGCTCGACTTGTTGCAACGATTAACGCTGGCGTCACCATCAGCAGCACAAGCACGGCAACCCCGGCGCTCACTGTCAGTGGATCATTCCCCAATGGGGTAAGCCTCATCAACAATGGCTTGGTCTATGGCCGTGGCGGTAACGGCGGCACTGGAGGTTCATTTAATGCTGGTGGCGGCGGTTATAACGGCGGTGCCGGTAGCGCTGGCGGTACGGCATTGTCAGTATCTTCCACAATTTCCATCACAAACAACGGCACCATTGGTGGCGGTGGTGGTGGCGGTGGTGGCGGTGGTGCGGCTCAACTGTACAACACCTATTACTGCGGCGGCGGCGGCGGCGGCGGCGGCGCTGGCGTCAGTACAGGTGGCGGTGCAGGAACTGTTGCATACGGCACACCGTACCCAGGTGGGGCAGGCGGTAACGGCACAATCAGCGGGGCTGGTGGCGGTGGTGTTTGGGGCTTGTATTCGGCACCTTACTACGGCGGCGCTTATGGCGGTGCTGGCGGCGGGTACGGCGCTGCTGGCGCTACTGGCGGCACGACCCCACTTGGGTACGCCACTGCATACACGTTTGGCGGCGGCGGCGGCGCAGCAGGTTCTGCTGTCACTGGAAACTCAAACATCACTTGGGCCACCACTGGAACCCGACTCGGATCAATCAGCTAAGGAGCAAACACATGAGCATCGACTTCAACTACGAAATCATCGCGGTGGACTCAGCCGCAAAATGCATGGAGATTGTCTACACCGCCCAAGGTCGCCAGACAATGCACATTGGCGCACGCTTGCCTTTTGAGGGTGAGGCGCTGGAGGCTGTCATCCGCATGTACGCACCCGTCCGCTACTGGGAAGAGCAAGAGCTAAATGTGGTCGCTCCTGCCGTTGGCACATCGGGGTTCTTAGCCGCGCCTATCATCAGTGAAGTAACGCCACCTTCCAACAATCAATCCGAGTAAAATCTGGCAACATTTTTTAGCTGAGTCAAGACATGGACAACCAACAACTTTTCAACTTAGTCGTATCTGTTGCCGGGTTCTTGGCAGTGTTCGTGTTCTACCAAGCAATGCAACGATTGCAACGCATGGAAGACAAGCTCAATGAGCTGCCGCACACCTATGTGGCCAAGGATGACTACCGATCTGACATCGCAGAGGTCAAGTCAATCCTGAAGCAAATCTTCGACAAGATGGACGGCAAGGCCGACAAGACATGAGAGACTTCGCCGAGGCTCTGGTCGCGGCGATTCTGATTGTCTGCATTGTCATTTGGACGGTAAAAATTGTAGTTGAGGTGTTGAGATGATTGCAGAAATTGCTGCGGCGAATGCTGCGTTTGCAGTCATCAAGGGCGCTTTGGCCAACGGCAAAGAGCTGCACCAGCTCGGCTCAAGGGTCTTCGACTACTTTGACAACAAAGCCAAGATCCAAGAGAACGCAACCAAGAAGGGCAACAGCTCTGACCTTGAAGAGTTCATGGCGCTGGAGCGCCTCAAGCAGCAAGAAGAAGAGCTGCGCGAGCGCATGGTCTACGCTGGACGCCCTGGCATGTGGGATGACTGGGTCAAGTTCCAGGCCATAGCTGCCCGTAAGCGCAGGGAGGCCAAAGAAGCTGCTGCCCGTGAAGCCCTAAGACGCAAGCAAGCCATTGCAAGACTTACTGAATACATTGCAATGGGTATGGCTGCGTTTGTTCTTGCTGGGCTGATTATTTACGGGATCGTTTTATACATCAGGTATTTGCGATGAGTGACGAAAAGCTAAACGCCAACTCCACACTCGACAAAGTGCTTGGATATGTGGACTCGCCGTTCAAGCTGTTCGCCATTCTCATCATGGGCGTGGTGGCCTTTGCTGGATACTTCCTGTGGCAGAACCAAACTTTTATGATGGACGCCTACAAAGAATCCAAGAAGCTGCCAGAGATAAACACCAGCCGGGCAGATGATGCCAGTTCAATGCTGTTCAAGAAGACGGGCGCGACCGTGGTGGCTGTGTTCAAGGTCAACCCATTGTTTGGCAGCCGGGTGCTGTACAGGGCGTACACCAAGGACGGGCGTGACAAGTCTGTTGAAGACATTGATGTTGGCTTGTTCAGTCAGAACTCAGCCAACAATTCAGATGTCATCAAGCTGATGACCAATGAGATTCCATGCTCCGAGTATCGATACGCTCAGTCTGAAGTTGGGCTGTGGTACATCGAAAAGGGTGTGGGGTTTACTTGCCGGGTAAGTGTTCCACCAGACAGCCACAGGTTTGTGGGCCAGATCACGGTTGGCTGGACGCAGCAGCCTGAGAACCTTGAGCAAGTGAAATTCATGCTGGAGATCGCCAGCGCCATGTTGACCAAAAGGGGGAATTGATATGTTTGCACTTGACGCGCTTTTGAATGTGGGCGGTAAGCTCATCGACAAGCTGATCCCGGACCCAGAGGCCAAGGCAAAAGCCACGGCTGAATTGGCCAAGATGGCGCAGGACGGTGAGCTGGCCAAGATGGCCAACGACACCAAGCTGTTTGAGACAGAACAGAACAACCTGACCGACCGGCTAAAAGCCGACATGTCGTCAGATTCCTGGCTGTCCAAGAACATCCGACCCATGACCCTGCTGCTGATCCTTGGCGGTTACTTCACCTTTGCCATGATGAGCGCATTCGACTACGACACCAATCGCAGCTACGTTGAGCTGCTTGGCCAGTGGGGCATGCTGGTCATGTCCTTCTACTTTGGTGGCCGCACCCTTGAAAAAATTATGGACATGAAATCTGACAAAAAGGAAAAGGACCAGAAATGAAAGACAACTTCGACTCCGCGCTCAAGGCCATCCTCCACCATGAGGGCGGCTACGTTAACCATCCTGCAGATCCTGGCGGCATGACCAACCTCGGCGTGACAAAGCGCGTCTGGGAAGAGTGGGTTGGCCATGAGGTTGACGAGAAGACGATGCGCGGCCTGACGCCTGAGATCGTCGGCCCCATGTACAAGGCCAAGTATTGGGACAAGATCAAGGGCGACGACCTGCCTGCTGGTGTGGACTACTGCGTATTCGACGCTGCCGTCAACTCCGGCCCTGGCCGCGCAGCCAAGTGGCTGCAGGCTTGCGTTGGTGTCGAGCCTGATGGCGGCATCGGCCCCAAGACGCTGGCTGCTGTGGCTGCCATTGAGCCAGCCGACCTGGTTGAAGATTATGCCAAGCGCCGACTGTCGTTTCTGATGGACCTCAAGACATGGGATACGTTCGGCAAAGGCTGGGGTCGCCGTGTGGCAGAGGTGCAGGCCAGCGCGACAAGCATGCTGGCCTGACCTGCTTACTGGGCCGCTCCAAGCGCCGCAAGGCGCTTGCTGTAGGCAGCCGTGTGGCGCACACGCTTGACCGTGTCGACACGCAGCAGCGTTTCAGCGTTGGCCTCTTTGAACTCTCGCAAGATGGTCATGCGCTCGCGTGCTGGCCGCTTGCCTGCTTTTGAGATCTTGTCGGCCACATCTTCGTATGCATCTTGCCATTCATCAAGGCTGGCATGCACGCTGTTTGGTGTGTCCTTGCCTGGCACGAACACAGCGAACCCATCGCCCACCACCATCGGCTCTGGCACCCATTCAACCACAACGTCTGGCTCCGGCTCCGGCTCCGGCTGCAGCACAACCTCATCAATCTCGACCACCTCTGTGCCGGGCATTACCACGGCGTCCAATGTGTCGGCCATCAGGTCTTCGATCTCAGCGCGGTCGCTGGTCACTTCGATGGCTGGCTTGGCCACCAGGTCGAGCGGGTTGCGTGGCTTCTCCTGCTTCACGGCTGGCGCTGACGCATCGTCTTGCCCTGTGGTGTCCCATGCTTCTTCGATGGTCAGCAAACCCTTGAGGACATCAGCAAACTGATCGCGCAAGGCAAAGCCTCTGGCACGCATTTGCAGCATCCGCTTGGGGTATGCCTGCCACGGGCCACCCTTGCCCCACAAACCAGCTCGCTTGGCGTCCTCAACGCTGAACTTGGCAGTGACAGGTTTGCGGCCCTTGCGGTGGGCGACACACACAGCGACAGGGTTGACTGTTCCCTCGCTCTCCAAAAATTCTTCAATGCCCTCGCACTGTGGGCTGGCCTGCACCAGCGCCATCATTGCGTCACCGTACACGCTGGGCTTGCCATTGATCACAGCAATGTTCTGCAGCGCCTGCATGGGAGCCAAGCCGATCTCTTGGCCCCACTGCACGCAGACCATAATGTCCTGCGGCTTTCCTTGATACTGCTTTGGCACCATGCTGCTGTCGGCCAGCATCTTGCTGAACTCCATGGCTTCGGTGATGGTGGCCGGGGCAAATCCCTGGCGGTTAGTTACTGTAAGAGCTGACATTTTTTTCTTCCTCAAAGTAGGTTTGCATGGTGGTAAAAATAAGCTGGGCCATGGCGTCGACAAACGCCTCGGCCTGCTCTTCGGTGGTCTCTGGGTTGGCGTTGAGCAGCGCGACAACAGCTGTCTCATAAGCAGCCCTGATGGCTAGTTTGTCTGGCAGGTTCACGACAGCTCTTTCACGGTCAAGCTGGACTGGCGCACGCTGTAGGCTTTCTTCGCAGGCACCAGTCGCTCTGGCGAGTCTTTGTAATTGCGCATTGGCCAGCTGATCACAGCGTTGCCAGCTCGGCCACGCTCGGCCACGCCCAACATTTTTTTCAGCTCGACCTCGGCTTTTGCGATAGAGTCCTCGGCCTCTCGGATGTCGGCCTTGGCCTGCAAGATCACGCCAGCCCACTGCTCGGCCTGAGATGGCAGAGCGACCTCTTCCTTGGCGGCTGCCTGCGGGTAGATGCGATCCAGCTCGCGGCTGGTCTGTGGTGGATACCAATCGATGCCACCCGTCTGGCGATAGGTTTCCAGTTTGGTTTCAAATTCCTGCACCGCATTGATGATCGCGTTCTGGGTTTCTTTGTGCGGCGCGAACAGGAAGATGCGCAGCTCAATGCCTTGGTACAGCACGCAAACCGCGCCCCACTTGTGGCCGGTGATCAGCATCTGGCCTTGCAGCTGGATCGGGCCACGCGCCAGGTGCGGCACATCCTCCGGCATGGTCTTGGTCAGCTTGGCCTCAAGCACGCCTGAACCGTTCAGCACAATGCTGTCTTGTCCGACCACATAGATGCCCTTGTCGGGGTCTGTGGTGATCTCTTGGCCAATCCCATAGCCGATGCCATCAAGGCTGCACTGCAGCGCGACAGACCTGTGCATATAGGGCACGGTGATGTTGGTGTTGAACTCGGCAATGCCCAAGCGCTTGGCTGCTTGCTCCAAAATCACCGGCTCCAAAGTGTTGCCCCAGCCCATGGCTTCGTTGCCAATGTCGGGGCGCTCCTTGCCATCGATTGCGTTGATGCTGAACTGCAGCTCATCGTTGGGGGTGCTGTACTTGCTGAAGCCCATCAGGCCAGGCAGGCGCGAGGCAGACATCTCGCGGTCATCAGTTAATTTTCCGGCCATCGCTGGCTCCTTTCAGTTGATAGCTGGCAATGTGCTTGCCAGTCGGGGTGGTGATCGTGTCGGTGATGATTTCGTGGCCTTGCTGGCGCAGGTCAGCGATGCGTGCAGCCAGCCTAAAGCAGCCAGCCTTCTCAAGCGCATCCATGGCCGTGACCGGGCCACGCTTGAGCATGTCAAGGATCTCAGTGGCCTGGCTCATGGCGCGAGCCTCTGGCTGACGGACATGGGATTGAGGCGCTGCATGACTTCCTGCTGGGCATCACGGCTTGGTGGCACCCAGCCAAAACTTAGCCATGTCTTGGCCACATCGGTGGACGCTGCCGGGGTGTAGGGTCGACCACCCAGCAAGCTCTCGGTCGGGTTGACTCTCTTTGCGGCCATGATCAACCCCTCCACGCCAGCATGACACCCATGCCAGCGAACAAGATGATGGTGGCCACGGCACACAAACGGTCTACGGTTTTTTCGCTCATAAGTTTCTCCTGTTGTTTTGTCAGGCTCGCGCCATGACGTTGCTGACTTGGCTTGCGTGCCAAGTGCTGCCCCCACGGGCAGTTTCGATCCCACGGCTGGTCAACTCCACGGCAATCTCGCGCATGGTGTTAAAGCCTTGGGCTTTGATCTTCTCAATGATCGGCTGCACACGGGCAGCAAAGGCATCAGCACGGGCTTGGATGCGCTCATTGCCAGCAGCGCTGCCCTTGCTGGGGTCAGGGCAGCCAAGACGCACGCCACGGGCCTTGGCAGCCTGCAAAGCGGCCTTGGTGCGCTCGCTGATCTTGCGTGCCTCCCACTCTGCGAACACGGCAGACATCTGCAACCAGGTGCGGTCGGCCTCTGGCATGTCGGCGCACACGAACGGCACGCCAGACTCAAGCAGGCCAGACACGAAGTGGACATTGCGAGCGAGGCGGTCCAGCTTGGCGATCACCAGTGTAGCCTTGGCGCGCTTGGCCGTGGCCAGTGCTGCAGCCAGCTGCTCGCGGTCGTTCTTGCGGCCAGACTCCACCTCAGTGAACTCGGCCACCAGCTCGGCTTGGCCAATGTACTGGGCAACAGCTGCGCGCTGGGCATCCAAGCCCAAGCCAGACTGGCCTTGGCGGTCGGTCGACACTCGGAAGTAAGCAACGAATTTTGTCATGTCTGTCTCCTGTTAGGTTCCGCGAGTGCCCCATTCGGGCATGTCCATGGTCAGCTGGATGGCCGTGTGGCACATCTCATGGCGCTTGATCTCGCCAGCCATAAACCGGTGGTAATCGTTCTTGGCCTGCACCAGAGCAAAGGCTTGGGACACATTCCAATCGGTGGGCTTGGCCAAGGCGCGAGCCATGGCTCGCTCAAGGTTGTCCCCGATGGTCTGCAGGTTGCGGGTGTGGTCGCTCATGTCAGGCCTCCACGTTGCGAGTGGCCACAACGCGACCGAAGATGTCGGCCACTTGGGCCTGGTCGCTGCACTTGGCCAACCAGGCCAGCGCTTCGGCGCGGCTCCATGCACGTTGACGGGTGCCGAATGAGTCTGTGATGAGGTACATGGCTCAGACCCCCTCAGAGGTAGCCATGACAGCAATGGCACGCTGCATAGCACCACTCCACTGGCTGAAGGTCATGTTCCAGCGTTGAGCAATCTTCATCCAGCCGCCGATGTCTCCGCGCTCCAGGTCATCCTGGAGGCTCGCTGCTGTGATGTTGGGGTTCGCTTTGGCAGCTCTGATGATCGCTGCAGCGTGGATGTCGAGGGTCTTGGTAGTCATGTTGAACTCCTTGAGCGTCATCTGCTCGTTGAACATGCGTCATTGTAAACACAAAACGATATCGGTCGAGAAGCCATTAAAAACAAATATTTCTAGGTGCTTACCCTAATAAACCAACAAATTTGCAATGGCTGCAGCTGTGGCCGCTATCGCGCAGATATACTTCTGGGCATGGACACTAAACGAATCCCGTTCCTTGTGCGGTTACACAAGGACAGCCGCGAGCTGCTCACCAAGGCCGCTGAAGACCAGCGCCGCAGCGTCAGCTCAATCATCGACCAGTGTGTGCGCGACCAGCTGCAGACCAAGTATGGAGACCTGTCGCCCCGGCTGCAGCGCTTCCTGATGGGGGCCAAGCAGTGAGCAAGCCACGCACCGTTCACACGATTGAAAGCCTGAAGGACCGAGTCATCGAAGAGGGAGAGTGCTGGCTGTGGCAGGGCTACATCCAGAACAACACACCCCAGATCGCCCACTACCCTGACGGCAAGAAGACCATGGTCAGCGTGCGCAAGCTGCTGCGCGAGCTGGAGACCGGCAGGCTGCAGCCCAAGGGCCACTACGCCAACACCTGTGGCGAGTGCCGTTGCGTCAACCCTGACCACACAATTTACAGGTCGCAGGACACACACATGCGCACCATGGGCCGTGGCAAAGCCAGCCTGACCAAGGCCGCAAAGCTGCGCGAGTACCGCATCAGCACTGGCCAAGTGAAGCTGGACGAGTCCAAAGCCCAAGAGATTCGCTTAAGCGAAGACTCTGGTCCAATGCTGGCCGAGCGCTTTGGCGTCAGCCGGGGGCTGATCAACCGCATCAAGCGCGGTCGGGCCTGGCGGGTTCTGTCAAGCCCATGGCAGGGGTTGTTCAAATGACCCACCAAGAAGCCACCAGGCTGCTGGACATGGCCAAAGATGGCCAGCCAGTGCCAGAGGATGTGATGACTGAGGCGCTCTACATGACCGGTGACGGTGCCTGCTGGCGCGACCTGCCATGCCACGACATCGAAGAGTTCTTGGCCGACATGCGCAAGGCTGGGCTGCTATGACCGCAGCCGTCTACTTCGTGGTGTACGGCACACCGATCGGCAAGGGCAGGCCACGGGCCACCAGCCGGGGCGGCTTTGTGCGCATGTACACAGACGCCAAGACGCTGGGCTTTGAGGCAGCTGTGGCCGATGAGGCGCGCATTGCCATGAGCAAGTGGGAGCTGTTTGACACGCCGATGCAGCTGCAGCTCTCGGCCTACTACCCGATCCCCAAGAGCTGGAGCAAAAAAAAGCGACAGCTGGCCGTTGACGGCGAGATCTATCCGCAGGTCAAGCCCGATCTGGACAACGTGATGAAGGCCGTGCTGGATGCCCTCAATGGCGTGGTCTATGCCGACGACAGCCAGGTGATCAACCTGGTGGCCACTAAGCGATACAGCACCGACCCACGCATTGAGGTCTATGTGCATGAGGTACTGAAATGAGAAACCTGAACATGAACGGCACGCCAAGGCACTCGCACCAGCTCAAGTTTTGCGACAAGTGCGAGATCAAGCAGCCGCCCGAGGGTGGCATCCAGATGGGCCTTGGCCGGTGGTATTGCGCCAGCTGCTGGCTCAAGCGCAACCGCAAGGAGCAAAAGAAGTGAGAAAGCGCAGCAAGTACAAGCCACGGCCAAAGCTGGTCAACCCCGTGCAGTGGGTGCTGGAAGGCATGACGCCCATGCGCCAGAACTCAGAGGCCGTGGCCATCAAGATCAGAAACCACCAGGCCATGGTCGAGATGACCAGCGGCAACGCAGGCCAGCGCGAGTTCAGCGTCATCGACACCGCGATGGTCATGGCCGGCGGTCTTGCACAGGTCAACCCCGACAAGCTCGGTGGCCATCTGATGCAGGAGATCGACGCCGCCATCTTGGCCAGCCTGGCGATGCACAAGCGCTCAAAGGCCAAGGGCGTGTTCCGCTTCACCGGCCCAGAGATGCAGGCCATCAACCTGGGCATGGAGATTCACGACCAGCAGCTGGACACCTGCTCGCTGGACGAGCTGCACAAGGCCGTCATGCTGATCCGGCCAATCATTATGGCCAGAGAAAAAGCTCTGACCGCAGCATGATCAAGAGACCCTTCAAGCCATGGTATCCAAAGCACACAGGGCCACTAGAGCCGGACAGAACCATCATTTTGATGGGGCACGCACGCGAGCTGCTGACCACTTGGGAAGTGACCAAGGACAAGGCACTGGTGGACAGGCACTTGGCGACCATGGACAAGCGCCATGGGCCGGGAGCCGAGCAGGCCATCAGGCAGTACATGAGACAGGTGGCCAAGTATGAGCGCTGTGCCTGACAACATCGTGCCCTTTACGCTGCCCAAGAAGCCGCGCATCAAGGAGAAGGACGCGCCGCCAGACCAGAGGAAGGTCTGCATCATGCCCATCCGTGCGCTGACAGACGAGAGGCTCACCGATGGCTCTGTGCGCATCTTGGCGCTGGTGTGCAGTTACTGCAACCGGGCAGGCATCACCTGGGTCAGCCAGAAGCGCCTGGCCGAGGACATGAAGACCAGCCGCCAGAACATCACCAACCAGCTGGCCAAGCTGCGCGAGCATGGCTATGTCGAGATCATCCGCAAGGGCTTCAGAGGCGAGCGCTGCAACACCCTGCGCGTGGTGTTCGACTCCAGCATCACAGCAGAGGACGCCATCGCCATGACCAGCAACAAGGAAGACACCCGGCCACCAGCCATCCGTGAGGAGCAGGAGCGCGAGGCGTCACAACAGATTGACCGTGAGGGTCAAGCAAGGATCGCCAAGCTCATCAGCCAGGCGCTCAAACAACCACCCAAGAAGGAGTATTCGATGCCAGCAAAAGGCGACACCAGAGCTGTCCGTGAGGTAAAGGAAGCCATGCAAAAGACCAGAGCCAAGCGCTCAAAGTCTGTGGACAAGCCAGTGGATAACCATCAGTCCATTGGAAACCGTGCAGTGTCCAATGAGAGCATTCCAGAAGTGTCCAATGAGAGCCTCCATAGGCAACCAATAGGACACTCTGGAGTTTCCCTTAACTCCGAAGAACACTATAAGAGGAGTATTAAAGAGAGTATTGTTAAAGACTCTTTAAAGAATAGAGTTCTAGGAAACCTTGAAGTGAAAGATTTCGATCAACTGATTGATTCAGGATTGAAGCCAGAACAGATCGAAGACGCGCTGGCCACCCTGCTGCCGCTGTTCGCAGCCGAGGGACTGACGCCCACCAGCGCAGTCCTGACCGACAGCGTGCTGCAACTGAGCAGGGATGCGCGATGAGCCGATGCCTCGCCAAGCCACTGGAAGGCACCAGCAAGCCACGATCACATGGTGGTCAAGGGCATCGTAGCCACCAGCAGCTTCAGAGCCTTGTAGAGCCTGTAATCCATCCTGTCCAGATCGCAGACGAACGTATGGGTTTTGTACAGGGTGCCGGTGGCGTGTCGTGTGTGCTGCTGGCAGGCGCTGGCGTGTGCTGTTCCAAGGGCAGGCTGGCCACCTCAACGCGCCTGTCAACGTGCGCGGTATC